ACTGAACGACCGACCGCTTCGGAGATTTCAACAATGTTGAATCCGCCCTCATTGCGCTCCAGAATCTTGGCTTTGATGTCTGGGTCGGCGGCCTTCGCAACGCCGATGAGCGTCTGTGAAGAGGTCGCAATGCGGGTGGCAAGAAAGCTCATTGCCCAGTTGATGAAGCGAAGCTCACCGATGCCCGGTTTGATCAGGCTCACCGGCCAGGAGTAGCCCGGTTGGCCGTGCCACGCCAAGAGGGTGAACGGCCACCCGTTCGGTTCAGTCCAGAACGGGATCGGCCACTGCGCCGCCATAAACAGAGCGTTGGGGATCTGGCCCTCTTCGACTTCCTCCTGGAGGATCGCCGGAGGGATGTTCAGCGGGAAATCAACTCCCTCTGCAACGACGATGTAGCAGTTGGCCCCGAGCGCATCGAACTTGCCGCGGAGGTCCTTGTCGCCGTCCTTCAGTCGGTCACCGAAGCCCGTTTTGGAGTAGACCTCCCAGTAACAGATGAGGTCGTTCGTCTTGCCGTTCTTCTTCTCGGTCTTGTACCCGGGGCGACCCTCATCGGCCCGAGACGAATAAGATTCAACGTGTCCCTTCAGGTCCTCCCGAGACAGGCCGAACTTCGCCGCCACTTCGTCCAGCGGCTGAACGCGCTTGCGCGCCGCCCAGCGGATGTCTTCAAACTCATCTGCGTCCGGGTCCCAGACAAGGTTGTCGATGGAGTCAAAGAATGACCCGGCAAACCTCACCTGTGACCCCGGCGGCTGATACAGCTCATGCCACCACACGCCGGCGCCTTTGATGAACGCCTCGTCCACCACCTTGCGGCTGTGCTTTTTCAGGTCTAACTCAGTGGGCGTGTAGTTCAGATAGTCTTCCAAGAGCTTGGCGATGACCTTGCGCCGCTCCCACATCATTCCCTGCTGCTGGATCATCTGCTGGTACATCTGCACGCCGGGGTCTGGCATCATCACCGGCTGACCGTCAGGCCCCATTACCGGCTGGCCGTCCGGCCCCATCTGAGGAACAGGCGGCTGGGGCTCAATGCCCAGGAGGGCGGGGCCGATGATGGGGTACTCACGCGCGGTGACCGTTCGCTGCGGGTTGCGGTGGTGGATCACCGAACCGAACAGACGAACGGCCTCCCAGACGCGGTTGACCACCATCCGAAACGGCGGCGGGTCAATGCCCCGGTTGTAGCCACGCTCGCCCCGGGCAAACTCATTCCCCCACATGGCGTCGGGGTCCGAACTGTAGAAGCCCATGGCCTCACGGGCGTCGTCCGTGAAGACCTTCTTGTGCTTTTCGGCCTGCTTAATGCACTCCAGCCAGCGCTTCGCAATTGGGCGCAGAGGGTTTTCGTCGGGCATAGCGTCTCCTACTACCTATTGCCCGCTTCAGACCTTTTTGGGGACGGCCAACTTCTTCTCCAGCAGGGAAACCCGCTCAGAAAGGATCGCCAGCCGCGGGTCCTGGGGGCGCTGCTCCCAGAATCCGTACTCCTTCCACGCCGGAAACTCCTCCACCCCGGGGTCGGTGATGTGGTGGACCGAATGCTTCAAAACCAGCCCCAGTTCGCCGGCCATGGCAAACAGGGTCAGGGTCCTGCTTCCGGCCTTGCACACAATCGCCGGAACCGGGTCGGCCGCGGAGTGCGGCCGGAACAGCACAATCTCACCGACATCAACCTGGGGCATGTCGTAGGTCATTTCCTCAAACTCCCATTCGGGGCTAACAACACACAGGGGTCTTCGGACGCCTGCTTTCTCTTCTTGCGCTCCTCCAGCCACTTCACCCACCAGGGGTCGGGGCCGTAATTTTTGGGCGGTGCGTGGTAGCGGGGCTCATGCGCGCACAGGTACTCACAGCACTGCACAGCGTGAACATCGCCGCGCGTCTGCGGGGCGTCAGTCACATAGACCACGCCGTTCACGCTGGTCGTTTTCTTGCGATACCGCTTCAGCTCACGGACGAGGTTGGGGCACGCACCTTCCAAGATTTTGAATCTTGTGGTGCCGTCGCCTTTGATGTGCATGTAGGTCCGCACCATGGCGGTGCGAGCCGGGATGTCGTCGGAGCCCGGCATAAATCCAAATCCCGTGAGTTGGAATTTGAAGCGGCGCTTCTTCAGTTCCTCTGAGTACAGCTCATGCGGGAGTCGGCCTGAGCCCAAGTCTCTGAGCGCACCGCCGTGCATATCCATAATCGCCGCATAGACCGTTTGTCCCTGGACTTTTTGCCAGAACTGCTCGCCCCAGATGAGGGCGTTACAGTTGCGGATGTACAGTTCGTCATAGAACAGAAGGGTCTTCTCATCCGGCGGCACGGCGGCAAACAGAGTCGCCATCACAGCATGGCCGGGGTCGATCACCACGTACCGCGTCCAGTCTGGTGGAACCTGCCCGCCGGGCAATTCGTTCCGTTGCAACATGTGGACCGACGCATTGAACGTCGGGTACATCAGCGTGGATTCGGTGGTGAACTCACCCTCGGCGCGCATCCGCAGTTCGTCCTGGCCGAGCGCGGACCAGCGTTCGATATTCTTGCGGCGCTCCTCGGTGTCGATGTGCGCGTTGTCCAAAAACCGCAGGACGAACTTTTTGATAATGGGATTCTCGTCGCCATTCTCTTCCGCCCTGTCCGCGCGCTCGCACAGCCCCAAGAGCGCGTCGTTCCGTGACCACGGCATGGCCGACCAGACGAAGCGTCCCTTGCGGTCGGAGAGGCGGGCCTGCATCTCGCCCACCCATCGCTCGTTGGAGATGTCCTCATCAATGTGGACGAGGTCGGCCTGGAAGCCCTGCGGAGGCTCTCCCTCAGAGGAAAAGCAATAGATCGTCCACCCGTTGGTCAGCTCGCACTTGTTTAGGTAGCCGGCGTTCTTCTGCACCCAGGACATCTCTTTGATCATCCGGGGCGGAATCAGCGGAGGGGCGGGCTTGGATTCCTTGCGGCGGGGCTCATCTGTGGCCGGATTGAACGCGCGCCAGTGGCCGGCTTCCAAGTCCCTGATGATGCGGAAGGCACCGGCTTTGAAGAGCATCGGGTAGACCACCATGCCGATGTGCGTCCACCCCTTGCCAATGATCACCAGATTTCCGTTCTCTTTGGGGTACTTGGCGTGCGGGTCCTGCCCCGTGGCGGCGCGTGCGTCTTCGATGAACGTGGCGGCGCTCTTGCCGGATCTGTTGCCACCGATTACCAGCCGCTCGCTCGCCATGCAGGCGTGAAACTCCTCCTGCCTCGGCATCGGCACCCACAGCCGGAGAGCCTCCAGCCGACGCTCCGAGAGCGCCGACTGAACCTCTTTCATCGTTTCCAGCGCGTGCTGCGTGACCCCGCCTAGCGGGGCGTCAGGCTTCGGCGGCGGTGGAATCTTCGGATGCTTTCGCACGTTCGTTCATCTGCTGAATGGTCGGGGAGGTCCACTCACCGCACCAGTCATCCGGCTTCACCATCGGCCACCCTTGGGCTGGCGGGAACCTGACGCACTTCAGGTGTTCCAGCACCAGCGGCTTCGACCAGCGGCAACTTTGGCAAACTCTCTCCATCGACAACCTCAACCTTCTTAATGGTCATAGCGGCCTCCAGGACTTGCTTCCTAAGTTCGGCCTCCAGCTCTTCCTCTGTCATCAAATCCAAGGGCTTCTTGGCGCCACCCATTGCGGTGTTGCCAACCACCAAGCGGACCACGCTATCCAGCATTTTGGTGCGAAACGCGCCACCAACCGGAGAGTCGTAGTACTGCTTCATATATGCGTTGGCGAATCCGCGCACTCCGCCGAAGTACTCCATCATCACTTCTAGGAGTTCTGACGAGTGCGGGATGTTGGCCCCGCCGATCCGCGCTGCGGTGATGAATGTGTCTACCGCGCCGCGTTCGATCTCCTCCAGCTTCTTGTTGCGCTTCCTCTTGCGCGCGCCACGCTCCTTCTTGTTGCGGCACTTGCGGCACCGCGCGTGGAATCCATCCTTGGACTTGTGGAAGTAATGCGAGGTGGCTGGCAGCGATTGGTTGCAGCCGATGCAGACTCTTAAATCCGACACTGCCACACGTTGCCGTTGACCTCGGGCACCAGCCCCGAGGCGCTCACGGCCTTTGCCACACTGGGGAAGGCGTGGTAGTCATGCCCGGCGATGATGTGCTTGGCCTTCTGCTTCCACGCCTGGATGTCCCGCCTCACCGACTCCTCGTCATGCTCGGCGTCGATGTAGACGATGTCGAACTCGCCGTCTTGAAAAGTGGCCGCAATCTCTGGGGACCTTCCAATGGTCGCCGTGATGGGCAAGCCTTCGACGTTCTTTTGGAATACTTGGAATGGGGTGCCGCGGCTGCCGTCGTACGCCTTGCAACCCTGGTCGTTCTGCGATCCCTCCCACGTACCCACGCAATGCACGGTTGCGCCGGCCTGCGCCATCGCAATTGCGCTCCTGCCGGCCCAGGAGCCGACCTCGCACACCTTCGGCGGGCGCCCATGCTTGCTACGAAAGGTGTGGACCATGTCTTTCAGCGCCTGTTCGTCCAGCGCCGGAAGGTCCATGCCCATGGAATCGAAACTCTTGGCAGTGGGAGGCAGCGAGGCGGCCCGAGAGGAGAAGTTCACCAACTGCACGTTGGGGTTGTAGCCAGCCTCCCAACAGGAGCGGAGCTTCTCTGACACATGGTGGGCCGCAACGTACTGCGGCTTACCCACGCACTTCGGCTTCCAATGCCCGGCCCAAGCGTCCCAATTGCAGTAGACGGGGTTGTAGCCCAGTTTCTGCGTGCCGGCCAAGGAGATGTCACGGGTTACGGTAACGTCTTCGGTGGATGCCTTGTTGGAAGCGTACACATCGGACCATTCGTAATAGAACCACGGCTTGTCGCCTTCTGCCTTCGGCTCCGTAAGTTCAAAGGCGCGCATGTCAAACATAATCACGCCGGTCGGAAGCGCCGCGCACTCTTGGATACCACCCATCTTCACGGCCGTGTGGCGGTCGTACATCTCCAACTGAAAGTCGGGGTTGGGATGCTCCGACTGCGAGGTCTGCCAGCGGAATACGTACACGCATTCAGCCGGCGGCGGGCCGCAGTACGGGGCACCAATGACGCACGGACCTTTGGGGTAATGATTCACCAAGAAGTCGAAGGACGATTGAAAGAACGGCTTCGCCCCGGGCTGGCCGGCGTACATGTCCGGCTTCATATCGGAGTCGATCATCACCAAGACATCGACGCCGAACTCACGCGCCATCAGGACGGCGCGGTTGCGGGTCATTGTGATGGGCGTGTCGGCTAGGTTCCACACGCGGATGTTGTCCACGCGCGGATCACGGCTGAGTTCCGTGACCAGGGGCAACATCCACTCCCGGATGTCTGGCACCTCAGAGGAGATGCCGCCGTTACCGCCGTAAGAGAAGGTGCAGAAACCGACGTTGAACTTCTGGATCATCTTTCACCTCGGGGGAGGGTGAAGTGTACAAAATTACAGTGAGTTATGCAAGCGTCAGAACCAAGGGCGGCGCATGCCAACGGTGTCACGGGGCAGATCACGCGTAACGGGGTACGCTGGGCCGGAAAAGAATCCGCCTTGCGCGGGCGGCGGCGTCGGGCGTATTGGCGCCATGCCGAACATGCCAGGGTTGGTCATCCAGCTCGTCGGGCCGGATGCCGGCGCGCCGGGGGCGGTCGGCATGCGCGGGGGCTTGGGCAGCGCATCACCCATCCATTGCCGCGGCTGGCCGTACTGGTTCTGTGTGCCGGGGTTGAAGCCGGGGAAGTATGAGGGCGGTATCGGTCGATCCGGCTGCTGAACCGGCAGCGACGGGTAGTTCGGACCCGTAGATATGATTGGGTCGTTGGGGGCGCGCACGCCACCGCGGAGCGGGTGGTTGAACCTTTCCATGGGGTCATAGCCCGGCGGCGGTGGAGGGAGGTATGGGGCGAAATTGTTGGCTGGCTGGCGCGGCGGCTGGGCTGGCGGCCTGTCTCCACCGCGCTCGCGCAAGTATCGCTCCCGCATCTTCTGCTCACGCAGTCGCTCGCCCTCCTCCCCGCGGTACATCCTGTCAGTAACCTGATTCCTACGCCAGTTCACGTAGTCAGCATCGGGGAACGCTCCGTACGGCGTCCCTTGGTCCTGTGGCATGGTCGGCTGGGCGGCGCCGGGAATGTAAGGGCTGGGCTGTGGCCCGCTGGCCGCCGTTGGCGTGCGACTCCGCGCCGGGAGGTTTGGCATGGCGGGCCGCGGTTGGCCGTAGTAAGGATCAGTCCACGGTTCCGCCATCGGCCTTGCGTTGGGCATGGTCGGCTGGGCGGCGAACGGATTTGTCCACCCGCCCTGGACCATCTCTCCGGCCTTTTTCCACAGGTCGGCCAACGGAGTCTTGGGGATGGGCGTTCCCGACTGTCCGAACGCCTGCGCGTGCGGGGCCTTCCAGTCGTTGATGGCCTGGACAAACGCGCCACGCTGGTTCAGGAACTGCGACGGGTCCATGGGCTTGCCATCGAATCCGGCCGCCGTTTGGACAAATGGCGGTGGCCGCTGGTCTGGCGGCGCGTAGGCGAGATTGCCGCGGGCGTCGTTTGCGAAGGTGTTGACCGTGGGGTTGTAGGCCGTGCCGGTTGACTGCGGCTGCGATGGCTGCGCCGCGCTCGGGCTGTACGCGGCAAAGCTGCCGGACTGCGTGTTGCGGGGTTGTTGCGGCTGGGGCTGCTGTGATCGCTGGGCCGGCTGCCACTGAGGGAACGCGCTTTGTGTGCCTGTCGGCGCAAAGGTCCGCGTGCGGGAGCCGTTGCCAAACACCATCGACATCAGGCTTCCTCCACAGTCTGGTCAGTGCCCATCCCGGTGTCTTGGATCATCCTGAGAGCCAGCATGTCCAGGAACTGGGGGTCGTTCCTGACCTCTGCAATGAGCTGACGGAGGTAGTCCAGGTTTTCAATTGCCATAAGAAAACGGCCGGGCCGTTGCCAGCCCGGCCGTCCCCCGAAACCCCAAGTGGGGAATGATCACGGTGTCGTCGTTGCGATCAGGCCCAGGTTGGCAAGGGCGTTGGCAATGGAGGTGACGTTGTTCAGAGTCACTCCCGACGGGCGAGTCGTCACGGCCGCTCCGAAGAAGCCGACGCGCCCCGTGGTCGCACCAACCGAAACGGTGGCTGCCCCAACGGTAAGCGTGCCCGGCGAAATCGTCAGAGCCGCGTCGGTGCCCGTGCAGTGCTGAACAACGTCTGCCACCCGAGAGCCCGCGTCCTCGGCCGCAAGGCCGACAATCAGCTTGTTTCTCAGCGTCATCGGTTACCTCACGCCATGTTGCTGCGGACGAGAGCCAGGACCGCGTTGCCGTTGGTGGTGCCGGCCGAGCAGGCATAGCCGATCACGCCGAGGCTGGCGTTGTCGGAGCCCGTCGTAGCGGCGCCCACAGCAGACGGCGTCACGCGGCCAGCGGTGGTGGCGCCGGTCGTCGCAGCCGTGATGGCCGCAATCCGGTCGCCAACCGCAAGGGCCGTGCCCGACAGGGCGTGCGACACCTCGGTCGGCCCATCAACGGTCACCCAGAAGATGTCGTTGACGGCAACGCCCGCGGACGGGAGCCACTCATCAACCACACCAACAACCTCGTTGTTGGCGACGGCCGCGTAGCCGTCCACCCTGGAAAAGACCGCCGTGCCGGCCGTACCGGTGGCAAACCGCACCACCCGTTTCGGAAGCAGGGCGGCGGCCGACACATTGCGGACGGCCACGCACTTCTTCACGCGGTTGCTGCGAATCT